ATTGTCTCCAATCCAACCTTCATATATTCCTCTCTTATTATATTCAGGTCTCCACTTGTATCTGGCAACCATTGCTGACCAACTAACCCACGTAGGTGAGTTGGTTTGTCTATGTTTAATCGGCATAATTCTATTGTCGGGGGTATAGTATTTATTATACCATAAAATGCGGACTTACACAACCCATCGCCCCCGACCAGTTGCTGCCGCATTATACCATACTTTGCCAGATTTGTCAAGAGAGGCCCCAGTCCATTATCCAAAAAATGATTCTAAGTTTACAGTTTTCTCCACATTCCATCCAATCGCATCAAGAATGACTTTCAGAGGTTCCAGGAAAGACTTCTCAAATTGTAAATCATAGTCTACAAATTGGTCAAGTCCAAACTCAGGTGGGAACTCTGAGATGAATGACATCACATTTTCATGAATGGGATTTGGTTTTTTAAGGTAACAGAACTTGATCTTCTCCCCATTATTGATAGCGGAGTATTTATTAGTCAGGTTCTTTTCTTTGATGTAGTGATTATAAAGAAGAGCACCACGGGAATGAATAGGAGTTCCCTTTGTATAAATTGTAGAATTTGCTTTGTACTTATCAACATTAGAAACAGATCTTGGAAAAGAAATATCTTCAATAGGAAGTTTCTTGAAGTTACTTCTACAGTGATCGATAAAGTCAATCACTTCATCCTCAGTTCCACTCATCATCAGTTTGAGTGCATCCTTAATCATACTCCTACATGGTGCAGGGGTTGATGACTTGACAGCCTCAATACCCATAATCTTAAGTTTGGGTTCTTCGTATCGAACACCCTCACTATCCCACACATTCAGAATGTATCTCTTCTTCGCAGTCCAGATTCCACGGTCAGCAATGTTCTCACGTTTCATCTGCATCTTCTGGTCATATGCATTCACATACGTCGCCAGGTTCTTATAAGACGTGTCAATAAACGGTTCCAACTTCTCCTGACATACTTTATCGATGATAGAAACAATCTTGCTCGTATCGCTAACTTTATCACCAAGAAATTTAGTAACAACAGGTCCAAAGTTAAGATAGATCGAATCAGTGTCTGATGCGATGACATAATCTACATCTTCGGTAGAGAGTAGATTATTTAGGTATCCATTCATACGGTTTTCAATCCAACGAATAGATGTCTGACCAGACATAGTAATCGCTTCTGCATTGGCAAGTTTAAAATACCTAAAGTATGCATTACCAATTGCACCATATGCAGAGTTCAAACAGATCTTTCTCACCATCTGAAAGTTGTTGAACTTTGCAATGTCTTTGATAGTCTGTGCCTTAAGTTTATAAAGAGCAGTATCCTTATTGGTCTTCAGTTTAGATTCAATGTCCACAAGTTTCTGTTTGGACTTCAACATCTCATTTTTAAAAGCCTTACGTTCAGCATACATCTTCTCCATCAACTCAGGAAGGAAACCCTTGATATCTTTACGATACATTGCTCCATTCGCACAGACCGCGTAATCACTATACATTTCAAATTCAATCTTCTCATCAAGAATCTTTTGAATAGTGACAGATGGATGTTTCTCCTCCAGAAGAGTTTCTGGTGAGATATTGTACTGCATAATCAGGTGAGGATACAGAGAGTTCAAGTCAAAACTCACAACCCAGTCATACACACCTGGTTTTGGTTCTTTAACATAAGCACCAGCAAACTTATCACTCTTATCAGTGTTTACCTTTGGAGGAACAACAATGTTTCTCTTCTTCAGATAGTTGTAGATAATGGTATCCCACAACCTCACCTGATACATCGGATCACCAAAGTTCACCTTACCGTCAAAGGCCATGGTAATAACCAACTCAATCAGTTTCATCTTGTCTTCCATACGGTCAACAAGTTCCACGTCAACGATGTTGTAGTCTACAAACTTTTTCCAGTTTCCGTCATAGAATTCTTTGAACGTATCAAACTCAGAGTGGTCAAGTTTCTTCTGACCAAGTTCAACCTCTGCAATGAAGTCCAGTCGATAACTCTCACGGTTTGTGTAGGTGAACTTCTTATACAACTCCAGATAGTCTAGGTCAGTGATACCACCAATGTCATACACATAGAACATACGACCGTTGATATAGATCTCTTTCTTGGTCGCCAGACCCCATGGAGACAGGTTCCTAAGGGCCCTCTCACCCAGAACCCTATCGATCCTTCCACAGATATACGGGATGTCATACAGACGGGTGTTCCAACCAGTCACAACATCAGGATAGTCACTCATCCAAAAGTCAATAAACGAATAAAGCATATCTGCTTCATTCGGGTAGTAGAAGTATGTGACATTATCCTGTGTGGGTGTATAAGGTTTCCTACCCCAGGTGAAAATTCTCTTTGTCGTATAGTCCTGTAGGGAGATGGTCAACATCTCCTCAGAACAATGTTCGGGGTCAGGGAACCCTTCTTCAGACTTAACCTCAATATCGATGGTCACAAGTTTCATCTTCTTGATGTCAAACTTGATCTCATCTTGAGGATACTTATCAGAGATATATTGGTAGATATATCTCTCATTTCCGTAGATTTTGAAGTTCTCAATCTCTTCGTACTTCTTGTAGAACTCTCTACAATCTTTTACTGTTCCAGGTTGAATAGCTTCAACATATTCACCTTCCAGTGTTTTGTACTCTGTAGGAGAATTGGCCTTCACAAATAAAGTAGGTCGATAATTATCATCACGATATTGAACTCTTTTACCATCCTCATAACCACGAACAAGGAACTGATTTCCAATCATCTGGATGTTCGTATAGAAATTCATTCCGTCAACAGTTCCTCGTATTTAACCTTTAGTTTACCGTTTGGTTCCATAATTGTCAAAATGTTGTCAGAGTGAATCATGAACTCATTCTGATTTGTGAGATTGATGAACCATGGAGTTAATTCCATAGTACTAGGATTCAGAACAAAAGGTTCAATCAGTTTACAGTCTGGTTCACCAAGTTCTGCAGACACTTCTTCAATCTGAGTCAGAATCAGTTTCTGATCCTTCAATGATAATAGTTTCAGATTTTCTAGTTTCATTTTTTTCTACTCCTTTTTCAAATACTTCTTTCAGTTCATCAATTGGTTCAGTAACAGTAACTACCCAGTCAGCAACAACAGGAATCATTTCATCCTTACTCAAAGGCATCCATGGAGTAAGTTGCATTTTGAACTTTGGTTTACCGTTTTGAGTTTCCTCCCCAATCAATTTTACCCGACAAGGATATTTAAGAAAGTATCCAACAACTTGTGGTTTCTCCCTATCACCAACACACATCTCTTTGACTTCGGCGATAACATCTTCACCAGATTTCAGTAGCAAAAGTTTTACAGTCATTTTCTTACAATACCTCTCTTAGATTTTAACACAAAAAAATAGGGGTGTCTACTGGATTTTGCCAGTAGTCCCCTGCGGCGACGATATTCAATTTTATTTAGATATAATCTTTACGTTGATGATGTTCTGGAACAATCTTTTTCAGAGTGATTGATAAAAGTCCGTCTTCAAATACGACGTTGGAGACTTCTGTGTCTTCAGCGAGGGTCCAGGCTCTTTCAAAGTTTCTTTGAGCCAATCCCTTGTGGATAAACGTTCCCTCTTCATCAGATGTTTCTTTTTCCCCCCTGATAAAAAGTTTTCCATACTCGGTGTAAGCATGAACCTGTTCCCTCTTAAATCCTGCTAGTGCAATTTCTAGTCTTGTTTCAGTACTATTTACCTGAATAACATTGTATGGTGGATAGTTTTGTGTAGATACACTAAAAATCCTATTAAAATAATCATCCATACCAATAGAATTTCTGGCAATCTTATCCATCAACTGATCCAAATCGGCAGCATTATATTTCTGAATGTTAGTCATCTGTACTTCTCCTTTGAAAGCGAGATTTGATTGTGTGGACCCCGAAGGCATCCACACTTATTTATACCATGAAACGAAAAAAGGAAGTATAGTAAGAACCACACTTCCTTATAGGGGTTTCCGACATTCGTAGAGTCTGCACGAAAGACTCAGTATTATTTATTCGGATTTTTCAGTTTTGTTATTCTTCTTACCAATGTTGTACTTCTGTTCCAGAGTCCACTCATTCTTATCTCTGTAAGGAAGAACTTTGATCTGATTGAGTGGAGCAATATCAAGGATAGACTCCTCTACCACCACATCAATTAGTCCCCAGTCAACAAGAAGACGAGTGATACGATTCCTACGTTGAACATCGTTAATAGTAAGGTTAGCATACTTTCCATCTAAGGCAAATAGTTCCTTAAAGTGAACAATGTAATACTTACCTTGTTTATGCAGGATATGACAAGATTGATACAACTTCTTTTCTTTTCTAGAAGCTACACCAATACGTGTAAGAGTCTCACGAACTTTCAGGAAGTCATCAGGTTCATTGAGCCTAACCTCTACCATCTGCTCTTTAGACCAATTAACCTGAGGTTCAACAGTCTGTGTCATTTTTTTCCACCAGTATCAAGTCGTTGTTTAATAAAATTAAGTTGCTCATTGGATAAAATTTTCAAAGCCTGAGAAGCTTTCTCATTACTATAACCATAGTAACGTTTCACAACCTCTAAATCTGAGATCTTATCTTTACGGAGCCAAGGAGAGAATCTCTTCCTCTTTCTCAAAGTATTTAGATAAAATTCATATTGCATATCTTTGTCCAGGTTGTGATACTTGTTCATCTCATTGACGAACATAATACAATCCATGTGACCAGACAGACAACGATTGATAATGTATGGTGGATAATCTTTAGTCAACGAAGGGTCTTCCTGAATCAAGTTCTCCTTCGTGAAGTTGAGTGAGTTCAACCAGTCTTTTAGTTCCATAATTTAGAGAATCAATTTCTTTTTATCTGGTGTTACCAATTTACTTCCGTAGATTTCATTATACTTCTTGGTCACACCTTCATCAACTTCTGCAATGTAAACAATATGATTTTTATTTACAGTAATTTCAGGCTGATCTTTATCAATCACAGTTGCCCAAGGAGCAAATCCAACACTCTGACCTGAAGGAAGAACTACCAGACCATTTTGAACAGTCACAGTTGATTCATCCTCAGAGAGAAGATCTGCGATTACTTCTTCACCTGTGATGATACGAAACAGTTTTACGTTAGTCATTTAACTTCTCAATGTATTGGTAAATTAGTTGCCATCCAAACTCATATGTATCTCCATTCTCATCTCGAAGATAAAAAGGAATGGTTGGATAACGTCTTTTTGCTGTGTAGAACTGACTGATGACAGCATAATCATCATCTACACAACGTTCTTTTTCTAGTTGTTCTTCTGTCATTTGAACTCGCACTCCACCATTACTTCTGTCAACGCCGCCAAGAAGTTAATTTCTTGGTCAGCAACGAAAGCACCTTGGTACTGATACTTAGCAATGACAAGCACAGCAGCAGGAATAGAATTGTTTTCAAGGGATACAAGAAGAGCATCGTAAATACGACGGAAAAGAACCCCAGGATCATTATCCAAATTAGAAACAACCCACTTACGGACTTCCGAGAAGTTCTTCTCTTTGAGACATTTAATGAGATCATTTACAGAGACATCAGAGAAAGATGCAAGAATCGCAGAATCAATACTACCACTAGTAGAGTAACGTTGACACTCATTCAAAACACGACGCCAATCAGGGAAGTGTTTGTTGATGAGTTCTACCAAGACCTTGTTATCATATTTAATACCTTCTGTATCCAAGATTTCTTGGAGACGTTTAAAGAATCCTGCTGCAATCTGTTGTTTTTCTTTTCCTTTAATTCCAAACTCGATACAGGCGCATCGAGAGTGGAGAGGTTCGATGATTTTGTTTTTGTAGTTACAGGTGAAGATGAATCGACAGTTGTTATAAAACGTCTCAATATTAGCCCGTAAGAGGAGTTGTACATCGTTCCCTGTGTTATCTGCCTCATCAATGATGATGACTTTGTGTTTTGCAGTCGAAGAAAGTGAGACGGTCGATGCAAAGTTTTTTGCTTGGTTCCGTACCGTGTCCAGAAACCGTCCTTCGTCAGATCCGTTAATGACATAATAGTCAACTCCAAGTTCGTG